ATGACAATTATTTTATAATGAAGTTCGAAACAATTCTGGCTAATCGTTATAAAGACAAGTCAACTTCTCACTACTATCATAACTTTAAGAAATCATTAAAGAAAATGATGTTAGACAAGAAAGACGTTATAGAAATCTTAGATAAAATCGAGGACTTCTACACTCCTACAAAGATTTATGACCCAAAGACTAAGAAATTAGTTTGGAACTCACCAAAAAAACAATTGACACCGGCAAAAAGTTATGTTAATCTTCAGACCAAGGATCAACCCACTGTGGGTAAGATCGTTACTGAATTTATGCCGGATATTTAATGCTTTTCCAAACATTCGATGAAAAAAACAAATGCTCCCTCATTTACAGGAAGGGGTCATTTAGCGAACAAATTGGTGACAACTGCACCCAAACTTGGTCCTATGCTACTTACCTACGACACAAGGAGGTCGAGTATGCTAATCTTTACACCGGGGGTGAATCCCTGGAAACCCTTTGCCCTGAAGGTCTTAAAGGGGAGTGGTCCTCCGTCCAGGCAAGAATTAAAGCAGCACTCAAAGCAGCAAACGAAGTAGGTCTAAACCTTGACGAACACTGTGTCTATGAGATCATTCCGAGGCACTATCTACAAAACTTCGCAGAAATAAAAAATAAAATCTGTGAAGATGTGTTCAACAACTATCCTAAACCCCAAAACTACGACCAGTTGCTGAAAATCAACAAGGTAATCGCAGACATCAGACTACGAAAGGTCAACATTGACCCTACACAGATAGAGCGACTTACAGTTCAAGACCGCAACATGTTTAAAACCATCAGTCAATGCCGACCTTACATTGAGTATGATATGTTTAAAACAGTCACAGGTCGTTTAGCAACGAAAACCAACTCATTTCCAGTAATGACACTTCCAAAAAAGTATCGTCAAGTCCTTACCCCGACTAATGATTGGCTATTTGAGTTAGACTTCAATGCTTGTGAGTTACGAGTTGCCCTTGCTCTGCTCGGACACGACCAACCAAAGGAAGATTTGCACGATTGGAACATGGAAAATGTCTTTACCAGGACAAAAAGCAGAGAAAATGCAAAGAAAAGGATTTTTTCTTGGCTTTACAACCCAAACAGCACCGACGATAAGGTGGATAAGATTTACGACCGTAAAATCCTAAAAGAAATGTATTATGACAAAGTTTTAGGTAAGGTTTACACACAATTTGGTCGTGAGATTGATGCCGATGAGGATCACGCTCTAAACTATATCATCCAATCTACTGCTGCCGACCTTGTTTTCGAGCAAATGTATAAAGTTTGGGAATTTCTTGAGGGTAAGAAGTCTTTTATCAAGTTTTGCAACCATGACAGCTTAGTTATTGACCTTTCAGAAGAAGACCAATACGACATAAATAAGATTTCAAAACTATTTAGTAATACAAGATTTGGCAAGTTTAAAGTAAACCACGAGGGCGGTAAAAACTGGGCTCAAATGAAACCATTAAGCATTAAATGAGGAATATATGCAGACCGTCATAGGTTTGGGTAAGGCAGGTTGCAACATAGCAGATCACCTATCGCAATACCCACAGTATCAAATAAAAAAAATAGATGTAGGATTAAAAAAGACCAAATCAACCTTTGGTCTTAAGCATCAGGACAGTCCAGAGCTTTATGAATCAACCCAACTACCGAAAGGTATAAACAACTTCTTAGAGGGGGTGATGTCCGAAACTTTATTCATTACAAGTTGTGGTTCTGTTTCTGGTGCTTCCCTAAAAATATTACAGAAAATTCACACGAAAACCAAAATAAGAGTGCTCTATGTCGTTCCACAAGAAGACGACCTTGTAGGTCAAAAACTCCTACAAAACCGCCTTCTTTTCAATGTCTTCCAAGAATATGCTCGGTCAAGTTTGCTTGACCGTGTTTTTTTAGTTGACAATTCCAAATTATCTGGTATAATGGGTCCAGTTCCAATAATGAAGTTCTGGGACTCAATGAATAAGTTGGTGGCAACAACTTATCACATGTTAAATGTTTTTCAAAATACACAGCCTGTTATGACTACGCAGACAAAGCGTATTGACACTGCTCGTGTATCCACCTTTGGCTTGCTGGATTCAAAAAATAATGAAGAAAAGATGTTTTTTGAGCTTGACATTCCAAGAGAAAAAAGTTATTATTATGGAGTTCCGAAAAAACAATTAGAAGAAGATCCTAACTTAATGGAGGTTATCCGTCAAAACCTAAAAGCAAACACAGAACATGATAAAATAAAAACAACTTATTCGGTTCATCCAACCGATTATAATGAGCTAATAGCTTACTGCGAAAAAAGCAGCACTTTGATACAAAAATTAGTAGCGTGAAAGATCAACACGTTGTCTTTAACTTAAAAGGAGAAAATTATTATGGGAATTAATATGGAGAAAATGCGTGCTCGTATGGAGGCGCTTCAAGGAAATGGAAACAACGCACGAAAGAACAACTTTTGGAAACCACAAGAGGGCGAGCAAACTGTTCGTCTTGTCGCTCCTTCAGATGGCGACCCCTTCCGTGACTTTTGGTTTCACTATGACGTAGCGGGTGAGCCAGGGTTCCTATCGCCAAAGCGTAACTTTGGAGAAGACTGTCCGCTCGATGACTACGTTCGTGCTCTATGGCGTGAGGGTTCAGAGGAGTCCAAGCGTGTAGCACGTAAATTGGGTGCGAAGCAGCGTTTCTTTGCTCCAGTTCTTGTCCGAGGGCAAGAGGAAGAAGGCGTAAAAGTTTGGGGCTTTGGTAAGCGTGCTTACGAAACTCTACTTGGTCTTGTTCTAAACCCAGAATATGGTGACATCACAGACCCTAATGAGGGAACTGATTTGGTCATCACTTACTCAAAACCAACGGGAGCGTCTTATCCTGAGACTAAGATTACTCCACGTCGTAAGTCTTCTCTTCTTCACGAGGACGAGACACAAGCACGCACTCTAATGGAGTCTGTGCCTGACTTTGATGAGGTCTTCGCTGACGCTCGTCGTTCCTCTACGCAAGTAGCGGATATCCTTGACCGCTTCCTCAACACAGTTGACGAGGCAGTCGCCAACCAGCCAGTAGCCTCAACTTCTACTGGTGCTGTTTCTGATGTCGATAAGGCATTCTCCGAACTACTAGGTAGTTAGGACTTTGGGGGGCTTGTCCCCCCTTTTTTTATTTTTTATTTTAAGAAAGGGGAAGAAGTGTTCGTAAAAGCTATTAAGTGTGAAGAGTGTAATTCAACTGTTTATTCAAGAGCAAGAGAAGACGTGAGAGAATGCGAGTGTGGACGAGTAATGGTCTACGGAGGTTTTCTAACTCACTTCAAGTATGACATTAAAGATAAAAAAACAAAGTTCAAAACCCTCAAGATGAACATTAAAGCAACTCCAAACGATCTCTACAATGATTATGAGAGTATGGAAGATAAGTTTGGGTTGATCAGACAACAAAAAAAAGAAACCAATTCAACTTACACATTTTAGGAGATAACCGTGAAAAAATGGAAAAGAGGAGAAGAAGGTTTTGAAGCCGCTCTTCAAGATTTAGCAACCAAGTACAAAGGTCTTGGTGGAGGACCAGACTCTGAGTCTTCAGTCCACGCCTCAAAACAAGACATTAAAGAAGGATATGCTTGGTTCTGGTCTGATAATAGCGACGTTTCTAACCTTATTCAGCGCTCCCAAGACTATATCCTAGAAGTCAGAGACTTCGGAGGTAACGTGTCTATGAAATTAGATAGACGTGGATACCGTGGACCTATTTACGCTTTTAGACCCGACAAGAACGAAAGTTCAGAGGAGGAAGACGTTGGCTAAAAAGAAAGCTGCTGGTCGCTTATCAATAGACCAGATGAGAAAATTAATTAATAAAAAAGCAGGACAGGAAGTCTCTGTTGACCTAACAGACCCAGACAATCCAACAACTGTAAAGCAATGGATTCCAACAGGTGCTCGTTGGTTAGATAGTATTATCTGCCGAGGTAAAGTTGCTGGTATTCCAGTTGGTAAAGTTACAGAGATTGCTGGTCTGGAAGCAAGTGGCAAGTCCTACATGGCAGCGCAAATAGCAGGCAACGCCCAGAAAATGGGTATTGATGTTGTTTATTTTGACTCCGAGTCTTCACTTGA